GTCCAACGCCTCGTGTTCCTCGTCCGTGTCCACCATGGCCATGGGCCGGCATATAACGAGATCCTGGTGTTCCTGTTTGCCCAGAGTGTGATCAAAGATTAGTTCCATCGTACAGTACTTAATGGATCGTCAGAGACGGCTTACGCCATCTGAAACTTCGCTTACGCTCGTTTCTTTTTTAACTTACGCAGTTGTAAAACTAAATGACGCATTTATGCGTCGCCTGTGGTAGATGAGCAGTCACAATTCGGCTATTTCTAGCCGAACCGACTTGAACCCTGTGGTGAGTTCGCAGTCACTATACATCGCTACCGTAGTTGGGCGGTTGTGCTGTACCCATTTGCTCATTCATTACAACGCGAGTCCACCAAACCCTTGCATAATAGTTCTTGGTAAACCTGAGGTCTATCTTTTTCTAGGAGCCTCATCATTTTTTGCTGTGTGCATCTAAGGATTCACCTGTCGCCTTGTCGGCCGCATTTCCTTGCTCACTGGTTGCGATGCTATGTTTGCCTGTTGGAAATTTTTAAGAAATTGTAGTTTGCCTATCGCACTTGTTTATACGAGTTTTCTTTATAGGTCAATCTTTTTGGCTTTAAATACCATCATGCATTGGACGTACCAGGGAAAAGAAATTACCAGCATTCCGGAAGACATAATCGGATTCGTGTATTTGATAACAAACACAACCGACGGTAGGATGTACATCGGTAAGAAGTTGGCTAGATTCAAAAGGTCAAGACCACCACTAAAGGGCAGGAAAAACAAAAGGAGATACAAAGTGGATTCAGATTGGCAGGATTACTATGGATCAAGTGATGATCTAACGATAGATGTCAACAAACTGGGCAAGGACAAGTTCACTAGGGAGATACTGTTTTGGTGCAAGTCCAAGGCGGAACTATCTTACGTTGAGGCACGTGAACAGTTTGCACGTAAGGTTCTGGAGTCTAATGATTATTACAACGGCCACATCCGTGTGAGAGTACACGGCAAGGGAATCCTCAAGTCATAAAAAAACCCCCGACTGTTTCTAGCCGGAGGCTTCATGGTTTTGCAAAATCCAATGATCGATTACGCCGCCGTCTTGGCCGCGTTCTTCACTTCTTGAATTTCTTTTCTTCTCGCTTTGATCAGTTTAGATAAGTTTGCTAGGGCCTTTCTGGCTCTTGTTGCAGAGGCTTTCACACCCTTATCAACGAACTTCCCATTCTCTTCTGAGTAAGTTTGTATCTCTGTCATGATAGCATCATGTGTTTCATTTGACATATGTTTTTCTCCTTCTATTGTCGTACGATATAATTAATTAACATATGTTTAATTTAAGCACACAAGATGTGGTTCTGTCAATAGAAAAGTCTCCTTTGGTAAATTTAGATGGAATTATTTTCCAAGAATACCAAGATTTTTTTGGTGATGGCTTTAATTTACGAGAGTTAAAAAACAGCAATTTTGTAAAGTTAGAGTTTCAAGAAGATTTACCAAGAATGAGATTAGATTACAAAGACGATTTGATGAAAAGTATCAAGGTGTTCTTCATGAACACAAATATTACTCACGCTCTAGAAAACAAGTTCAGTACGGAATTAAAATTTGAATCAGTTGACATTTGGATAGATGATGAAGGTTACGCTCTTGCACCACATATTGATGATGCAAGAATTAAGTTGGCATTGCAAATATATCTTGGAGATAACAATGTTGGTACAAGTCTGTATGCAAACAACAGAAATATAAAAACTTTTGAATACAAATTTAATTCTGGATATGCATTACTCAGTAACGACAAGAGCTTTCACGGCATAGACACCCCGGTAAAGAACTCAGGGCGGACAAGTCTGTACGTTAGGTATTCCTAATATCCAATATATCGCTCTGCACTTAGATCAAAAATCATGTTCTTTTCGAACTGCCAATCCAAATAGACGTCGCTGAATTTTTTTGCAATATTATCGTATTGCTCTTTCGTTTCCATGTGCCCTGGTTCAAATATCTGTGCGTTGTGATGTTCCAGATTGTGCCTGTACACTATGAAGTTTAGTGTTAACTTCTCTAGTCCGTAACCGAGTGGTCCTGACTTTTTCCAATTCAAAAACGTTCCTTGTTTGCTTGTGAATACAAATATTTTTTTTGCTTTAGAAAAAAGTAAAGGTAAGTTGTCGTTGCCGTTGCTACCCATGCCTTTTGCCGTGTGTATCAGTGTGTCATACACTGGTAAATTACGTATACAATTCCTGTCTGTGAGATCTAGCATATCTTTTCCGTAGTAATCTCCGTTGATGTATTGTTTTATACTGTTGGCTAGGAATCCGTTTCCGCCTGTAATTAACGTCGTCATACTATAATATCCACATCATTGGCGTAGTTGGTAAACCCATTCTCTTTTACAACTTTCAATACACTATTCACTCTGCTTACCAATTCGTCTTTGTGAGAGATCAAGAATATGTTCTTTTTCTGTGTCCTGCTCATGTCTTTGAGTACAGCCATTGAACTCTCAACACCACTTATGTCCATGCCTGCGTCTACGAGTTCGTCAATGAACAGCAAGTTGATCTGTTGATAAAGGCTCTCCCACACATCTCTGAACGCCCAACTCAAACTTAATATAAGCCTGTTTCTCTCGCCCCTGCTCAAGTTGTCAAAATCCAATTCCCTGCCCAGTTCCTCGATACGCACTGTCAGATCTGATTGGAATGTGACTGTGTGTGGCAGTTTCACTTTGCCCAAGAAATAAGCCAGTCGTTGGTTCAGGTATGTCAAGTTCTGTTCTATGATCCTGGTCCTAATGAACGAGTCCTTGGCGGTCAACAGTTTGTACAGGAACTCCTGGTGCCTGTGTAGGTCCTCCAACTCGTTGGCTTTCTCGTAGTCCACTTCCTGTATCGCGGACTTGGTCATCTCCGCTATCTGTTCTGCGTAGGTGTCTTCTTTCTTCTCTGTCTGTTCCAACTGCCTCTTCAGATCCTGTAGAGAACCTTTGTGGTTGTACGCCTCGTCTATGGTGTCATAGTATGTTTCAGGCACCTGTCCGAGATCTCCCACCTCATCAATGCCTTCCTGTATTTTCGCTAGGTCTGACTTCAGTTTCGTCACATAGTCTGTGGATTCCGTCAGTTGCACCTTCAGTTTGTCCACGAGATGTGTGTGCTTGTCGTCGTGCAGTTCCTGTTCGCATGTTGGACACTTCTGTTGTTCAGCGTATTCTAGATCTGTGTTTGTTTTACTAACAGTGCTTTCTGCTTTCGTCAGAGAATCCTCATGATACGCTTTCTCTTTCTCGAGGCTCCTCAACATGGTCTGTAGCTCATTCCTCTTTTGCAGTTTCTTGTGTTTCTCTATCTCGATCTCACTGTCCACTTTCTCCAGTTCAGCGATCGCTTCCTTGAAACTTTTTATGTCCTCATCTTTCTGATTTGCCCAGGCGTTTGATCTTATTTTCAAACTCTCTATGGACTCCTGTATTTTTTCGTTTGAAGCAACCTTGGCGTCTATACGCATCTTCTCTTCGGTCAGCATCTGTTTTGTCGCCTTCTGTTTTTCCTTCAGTAAATCCGCTTTCTGTGAGAGTAGTGTTATACCCAATAACTGTTCAATGATTTCCCTCTGCTCTGCCTGTTTTGTGGACAGGAAAGGTTGCGTGTATGTGTTCAATGCGATGATGTTCTTGAACATGGAATGTGTCATGCCCATCAGTTTGTTGATCTCTACCTGTGTCTCTCTGTTCTCACCTTGTGCTTCGTTGCTTTCTGTTTTCTGTTCGATGTCGTTGGCATAGAATCTGAATATCTGTGGCTTACGTCCTCTCTCGATTGTGTATGTGACTCCGTTCTTTATGAATTTCACACTGACCAACATACCCTTCTCGTTGGTCTTGTTGACCAGATTGTCTCTCCTGATGTTGGTCAGTGCTTCACCAAAGAACACATAACTCAATGCGTTTATGATGGTGGTCTTGCCTGTACCGTTCCTGGCACCCGCATCGTCACCACCTAGGTCCATGTTCTCACCAATAACAAGAACCAGGCTCTTGTTGGAGAAGTCTATGGCCTGGGCCTGGTTGCCCACACTCATGAAGTTCTTTACTGTGAGTTCTTTAATCGTTAACATTCTTTTTTCTTCTACGTTTCTTTTTGCCTATGTTTTCTATTGCCTCGTAAACTTCCGGAGGAGTTGAAAGTGTGTGTTGTTCAACCCATCTCTTATATCCTTTCAGCCATTCCTCCTGTGTTGGCGGATTTTTGAACATATCGAAAATGTCATCTTTTGTCATTTTGACTTCAAGATCGCCTTTCAGTGCTTTTATCAATTTCTTTTTACTAATTCGTGACATCCAGATCGTTGTAAATTGCTGTTAATACGTTCTTGTCATAGACCTCGGAATCAACACCCTGCAACTGCTTGATGACGATCTGATCAACACTGTCAAATTTCTGTACTTCAACAAGTGGTTGCTGTGCGTTGTCCACCTGTTCCGGGATCAGTTGTAGTTCCCTCAGTTGGTACTTGTCTATGAATGTTTCCCTTACGAAGTTTGCTTCCTCGTAACTAATTTTTATATCTAATGTTACCCTCACATACATCTTTGGTTTGAGATATTTGTCTGGATCTTCTAGCAGTTCCGACACTTTTATTGTGATGTATCTCGGCATGTCTGGCCAGTTCACAAACTTGGGTTCTCCTCCGTATTCCAATATCATCATGCCACGATCGTCATCCCAGGCATCTGCGTAGTTGTGTGGGAAGGCGTTGCCCATGTATGTGACGTTCTTCATGTACTGTCTCTTGTGGAAGTGTCCAGAGAAAACCTTGCCACAACCCGCGAAGTGGTCCGTCTGTATTCCGCCCACGTCCGGCATCTCCACCATGGCGTTCATCTTGAAGTATGGCAGTTCGAAGTGTCCAAACACGTACTTCTGTTTCATCTTTTCGATCTTCTTCCATTCGTCTTCCACGATCCATGGAAGTATGGCAACATCATCCTCTACTAGCCATTCGTTGACAATGTTTATGTTTGGAATGTTCCTGATGTACTCCATAGAATTGATTTCTCTCTTGTCTCTGTAGTACAGGTCATGGTTTCCCATGATCACGTACACTTTCTCGAATGCCGCACCCAGTCTCTCCATGTTGGAAACTGTGTAATTCATCGTACTAACGTTTGTTGCTGATCTGTGATGGTGCCAGTCGCCAAGGAATATGCAGGTCTCACAACCTTCTGCCTTGGCCTGTGCTATGAACCATTTTACGAACTCCTCACAGTCATCGTTGTGTACACGACTGTTGCCCTTGAGTCCAAAGTGTATGTCTGTGAAACAGGCTACCTTTTTAAAAAATGCCATCGATTACCACTTCTTCTTGACTGTTGGTTTGTGATTGGTCATGTCTATCTTGTTCTTGAATTGCACGTCGTCAAAATCATCTGAGTCCAGTTTGCCTTTCTTCTTCAAGGTCTTGTTCAACTTCTTCAATGTGGTCTTGTTGACCTCATGCACGTCACCGTGTGCTGTCTTCATTCTTTTCTGATATGACGGTCCTGCTGTTTCGTTTTCATTCTGTCTAGTGAAACTTGGCATCATGCCGTTGAATTCTAACAGGTCATCTCTTATTGCTTGATTTTTCTTTTCAATGTTTAATATCCTTGTGAAACTGTTTGTGATCGCCGCGGTGTAGTATGCGAAAGGGTTGTCCGACTTCGATTCGTCAAACTGTAGTCCGATCTGACTCAACTGCATCAACGCCTGCGATTGCATCTCATCGTTGTAGGTGTAACCTCTCCAGTTTGCTCTGGTACCATATCTCTCACACAGTTTCATGTACATCATGGCCAGTTGATTTGTCATTTTGCCATGGTCCACGGAGAAGTGTCCGTTGCTCATTCCACCCACCCAGTGGCTTTTGCCCACGCACACCAGTTTGCCTTTTTTGTCAAATTTGTAGTGCTGGAATGGTGGGAAGTTGACCTTGCTGTGATGATCCGCCGTGGTCTTGGGATTACGTTTCCGCTCGTCGTCCATGGGCACGTGATCGAACATCATGACCCTGAACACCAGATCGGTCTTCTCTATCTTCCTTGGACTCACTGTGTAGTCCACTAGTTTTATCTTCTTCAGTCCCGCCGCCTTGGCCTCTTCCCACGCTTCCTGTGTCAGTCGCTTGGCCTTGGCCTTACGTGCCTGTGCCACTGCACTGGTGTTGACCTTCTTTAGATTTGGTACGATTAGGTCATACTGTGCGTCTTCGGGTGTGACGTATGAGCAGTAGGTGTTCTTGCTGGCGTGTATCTGTGCCAGCAGATCTCGGTTGTTTAGGTACTTGACTCTCTTCATAATTCCTTTACTTTATATTAATGTGAATGACCACAAACAGGTCTGTTGAATCGTGCCGTATGGTGAATTAAGTGCGCCTAAAATAATGCCTATAAATATAGTTAAAGTATACGAAATTTTACAAAGGAAAGCAACCATATAATGGCATTC